GTTTCAGTACAGAAGGTTTCATTGCTTGCAAATCTTCCCAAGTAATTTCCACTTCTTCTGGCTCAGGTTCAGGTTCCGGTTCTTCTTTTACCGCACGACGTTTACGAGGAGCTTCTTCTGGTTCAGGTTCTACTGTTTTACGTTTACGAACAGGAGGTTCCTCTTCTTCCTCTTTAACAGTCTTGCGTTTCCGAGGAGCTTCCTCTTCCTCTTTTTTACCTTTTGATTCTTTTAAATCTTCAGCAGCATCCTCATTATCAATTTCGAAGAACTTAGCTTCCAATTCTGCATAGGTTAATTGACGCAAAACCTTGTCTAAGTTTGGAATTTCTTCCAATATTGATTCTGGATACGGTTTTTTACGATCATAAAAATCAATACGAGTTGCTTCAGGAAAAGGCTTACTGGTGCCCATTGTCTTTCCGTCAAAACGAACTTTTAAAGTCATCCCTTCTTCAAGATCTGGAAATACTTCGCAGTCAGGATTATCATCTAATTCTTTTTTCAACAGTTTGCCAAACATTGCCTGACTAATGTCCATCACATAAGGCTGAACTTTATGCTTTTTAGAATCAAGCGGTATAACAACATACAAGTTCCTGTCTGATGTTTTTAATGCATCTAACTCATCTTTGTCTGCACCTTCTTTTACTCGTTTTGCACGGTACTCGCAAATTGGACATTTCTTACCAAATGAGGTTAAACAAACAACAGCATCATTTGATGAACCTACATTTCTATGAACTTTAAATGAACGTTTGTACCAAAGATCTCCAACAAGAGCAACTTCATCTTTTTCGTTTCTATCAGAATGATGTATGTCTGTCACTTCGTAAGGCATAAAATCAAGCATTACTTTAGTGTCTACTTCCGGGGAAAATTGCTGATCTTTAGATACATTTAAGTACCCGAACTTCGAGGATTCTTGACGTTGTGCGTCAGAATGTACTTTGCCTCGAAAACTACTTTTCTTCTTTGCCATGTTCTTCTTTTTTAAGTGTATTTAATTTATCTTCGAAAAAACTATCTATTTCTTGTAACCAGGCTTTCATTTGCATTCTACTTAGCAAGTAGAATAGAAATATAAAAGCACAAAGAAAGACTAATATGCTACCTATAATTTGAAGTGCTTCCATAATTTTAGTCGTTAGGATTATCACCAGCATCTGGACCGTACTCTTCGTCTGGGAATTTATTTTTCACCCAAGGTTTCTTGATTCTTTTTGAAGTTGTATCAGGCTTTTCTTTCAATTCTTTTTTGTACTTTTTGCTTTTTACTTTGATAAGCTCAAATACATTGTCACAAATTGCATCTAATAAATCTTTAGGGTCGTTTTCGCCTATAGTTTGAGATAAGCCTGCTTCAATTTTAACACTATTATAGTTTCCTAAATTAATAGTTCTACTAATGGTAACCCAGACTTGATCTTCGTTATTCTTCATCTACAATTCTCCTTCTTCTTAATCCTTGTGCAACACCTGCATTAACACGAGTTTCTTTTTCTTTTTCAACCCATTCTCTGTTGATATTTAAAGGGACTTTAGGTCCTGCAAAATACTGCCCGTTATATAAACGAACTAAATTTTCTAAGGCATCTTTACGTTGTTCAATAGCACGAACAGCTCCTTTTGCCATATCTGCTTCATATTTTACTTGAAGATAATGACCGTAGGCTTCTGTATAACTTCCTTGGACAATTATTGTATTTGAAATTACTACTTCTGTCACCTTAACAATGTCATATTGTTCAGGATTTTCTCGAATAGCTTTGTCTAATCCTGCTTTAACAACATCTAACATTTCTTTTGCGGAATCTAATTCCATTTGTGTTTGTGCAGAAATATGACAGTACTTCATCATTAATGAAGCTTGTCTGAGCCATTCTTGATCTAATGCTTCTCCATCAATCTCGATGTCTTTTTCGTAATTTATTGCCATAATTTTATAGTTTTTATTGTTATTATACAAAAAGCAAAGTTAACCTTTGTAAACCATATAACAGCTTTGAACGAGCTGTGGTCCGCCGTTAGTGAAATTAGGATCCATGAAGCACTCAAGGATTAACCCACATCTAGGATTATCAGATTTTAACAAAACAGCTTGAGCATATCCTAATACAATACGACGAATACTTTCTGGTTCTTGATCTTTTAATCCTGTTAATATTGAAGCAATAGAAGCCCATTTGGTTGATTTGCTCATTAATAAACGGCACAATTCTATCCCTTGTGATTGTTGTGCTGCGGTTTGTTGAGCAATAGCTAATCTACGTTCTGGATCTGCATTTAATACTTGTTCTAAAATTGTAATTGCATTCCTTGGATGACCTAAACTGTCTTGTATGATTTGATCATAGACTTCATCATCTAATGTTTGTTTTTCTGAACGTACAATCCCACGAAGCAATCCTTTCATTTGACTGTCTGTCAATGGTTTGACTTGGAATTGACTGCAACGTCCTTTTATCGTTGCTAACAGTTTTTGAGGTTCTGTCGTACAAAGGATATAATACACATGAGGACGAATTTCTTCTAGTTCTTTTAACAGACTGTTCTGAGCATCCCCTGTCATTTTGTGGATTTCATCGAGTATATACACCTTGCAACGACCCTCCATAGGAGCATATTGAGCACTGATTTTTATATCTCGTACAGAATCAATTCCTCGGAAATCAGCATTATCAATTTCCTTTAGATCACTACCTTTACAACCTAATTTTGCTGCAATTATACGAGCAAGAGTTGTTTTCCCACAGCCGGTTTCACCGAAAAATAATAAGGCATGTGGAAATGTCTCTAAATTGGATAACATTCCTTCAAGGATACTTATTACATCTGCATTTCCTTTTACTGAGGAAAAATCATTTGGACGATGTGTTTGATATAGACTCATGTTATTTGAAAATTTAAAAGTGATTTTTTATATTTACTTATCTTTTTACAGTATCTTAATCCGAAGTTATGATGCCCCATAAAACAAGGCTGAGGCATGTTTAATTCTTTATTACCGCCTAGGTTCCTAGGTAAAGATTCTACGATATGATATTCATATCCGTGCATATAAAGTACAAGAATTTCTCTGCCATCTGGTGTTTTTTTAGCAGGTGTCATAATCAATTATTTTTAGTTTTGACCCAGGGTCCGTCTACTTCATACTCTTCTATTTCGATTTCCATTGGGACACAAATGAAAGAAAACGCTTTTGGCAATTGCTGTGTCAAAATATCATTAACAACTTCTTTCACATATTCCTTTTCTTCTGGTAAAGTATCAAATAAGATAGAATCGTGTATCTGTCCTACAATACGTGTATCCCATTCTTCTTCTACCATTACCTTATCTACATTTATAAGGGACCAAAGTAGGCAATGGAAAGCAGAGCCTTGTCCAGGGTAGTTACAAACTTGTTTCTTGTCCATTAAGCCATTACAGCGAAACCCTGTAGGCATGTCAATATATCCTGTTTTCTGATATTGATCCCACCATAAGTCTTTCCATCTTGCATACTCTTTAAATCTATTGCCCCAGAAATCTTCCTCAATCAATCTTACATGCTCTGTCATTGCATCAAATGATTTAATGCCTTGAGAAATTAAATGATCAGATAAATATTTATTCCCAAGAGCAATACCTTGCCCAGGCTTCCAAGTTCCTTTTGATAACTTTCCCCAAGAACAAACTAATCCTTTGACACAATTTTTATAATAACTTCCGTAAAACTCTGGAAACACGAAAGCGTTTTTCGCAGCCTGTCTTAAAGTTCCGTGTCCTGCAATAGCTTTGTTAAACTTACTTAGAGAAAATAGCTGAGTCGCCATGTCTGCGTGCATGTCGCTTGTAGGATCTTTAATGTACTTTATTAAGTTTTTGTCTTTATTTATACAAGCGTTTACTCGTACTTCAATTCCGCTAAAGTCAGCCTCCATTAACATGTGCCCTGGACGAGGCTTGATTGCACCTCGAACAATTGTCATAGATTCCTCATCCCTGATAGGCATGTTCTGGAAATTCGGAGAATTACTTGAAGATCTGTAGGTTACGGCCTGTCCTAAGTCAAAAAATGGATGTAATACACCGTTGACAGTTTCTCTTCCTATCCCATCTAAATAAGTATCCCTGACTTTCTTTAATTTTTTAGCTTTTAAAAGATCATTTAACTCAGGTATATTTAATTGTTTTAATGCTTCATCATCAGTGGAGCCTTTGCCTGTTTTTGTTTCTTTATCAATCCGTAGACCTAGAACTTCGTACAAATACTTCTCTAATTGAGTACTGGAATTAATATTAACAGGATTTTTAGAAGACTTTTCCCAGTTTGCATAAAACTCAGTCTCTTTAAATTCTTGTTCTATTTGTGCAATTTTCTTAGTAACAAATTCTTTCTGCTCCTCTATGTAATCCATATCAATTCTCAATCCTTGCTGTTCTGCTCGGGATAAAGCCAAAGTCCCATTATGCAATAACTGATAAGCTTCTGGTGTTTTAGGATTTATATTCATTATTCTTCAACTAAAAATAAAAACTCGTTCCAACCTTTTGGATTTACTTTAATATTAAACACATTACTTGGAAGTTTAAACCACACATCATTTAGAATTTCTTTCATTATGTATGCCTGTTGTGTTTCAGAAAAAGCATCTTTTTCATTTTTACGAGTAGTCAGTAATTTAAACCACTCTTTAGTAAAACCATATTCTAAGAAAAACCAACGAAATTTTAAATGAGTTACATCCCA